TGATGATCCTGTATCAATCGATGTTGCTTTTTTATTAGTATTATCCCATCCTACAACTGTTACTGTGGATGCTCCGGCAGTAAAATCTGTAACAAGAAATGTTTCTGCTCCACCTACTGTTATTACTTCACCAATCTTAAAATTTGGGCTTGCTGCACCTGATAAGGTCATTGTGTGTTTTGCCCAAGCTAATGTAGATAAATCTATCTTCTTAACATCTGATTCAGATGCATCTGAAAAAAACTTAGCAATATATTTTTTTTCGTCATCACGTAGTACTTGCGTCTCTGCTGCCATCTTCTATTTTCTCCTCGCTTGGAACACTTTCCGGCTCTTTCAAGTCTGTCTGCGTTTTAGTTAAAAAAGTTTTAGCGAATTCTTGTTTTTTTCCTTCTAACGATACCATCACCTTTTGTTGGAGTGCATCACCTATGGCGGCTTTCACTCCTGATGCATCATCTTTAACTGATAATGATACGATATCACCAACTGTAGTTTCATTAGACATAAAAATTCCTCTATGTGTGTATTATATTTATACTATTTATAAATTTTACCCTGATATAATCCTTAAATCTGGCTTATCTGCCGCAGGATCGAATTCCCATTGTTGATCCTCAGGCTCACCACCTCCACCTGCTTCTTCTTTTTCTTTAGCAATTTGTTCTTTCATATCATCTATTTCCTCTTGAGTCAATTTAAGAACATGTTTATTGACATACTCTTGTGAGAAGTATTTACCAACAACTTCATCTCTATATCCCATATCATTTACCAACATACCTAAACGTTCTCTCATCATAGTTGCTTGTTGTAATTCTGCAAAGTGAGAATCAGTTTGCCATTGATAGATAATTGAATCTTTAAAGACTTTCCAATCAGTAGATGAAATAATACCCTTCAGAAGTAACTGTTTTTCCAGAAGATCATTGAACAAAATATTAAATCTAGAACGTAATCTTTCAATAAAACGTGTAAATTTTACTTCATCTCTTGAAATTTCTTCTGCTCGACCTAGTATAAAACCAGAATCTTGTTCTAGTCTAGAAGGGGGTACATTAAGTGCTTTGTATAGTTTTGTCTTAAAGTATTCAACATCTGCCAGCTCTCCAAGATTTTCTCCTCCTGGCAATGTTGAAATTTCTGTTCCTCTACCACCTTCTCTTCGTGGAAGCCAGTAATCTTCCAACATACTCATGTGCTTACGTTCATCTTTAATTTCGCCAGAATTAGAATCATATACAAGTTTGTTCTTGTATTTGTTCATAATATCTCGTAAATACTGTTCTGCTTTGATCTTAGGTAAATTACCTACATCAATGTAGAATATTCTACGTTCTGGAGCACGTGAGATACGATAGATGACAACTGCATCTTCGATCATTCGTAACTGATTGAGTGGTTTAATTGCTTTGTGTAAATGACTTAAGACTAATTTTCTGTCTGGATCTAATATTCCAGAATGACAATATGAAATGGCATCCCCAGAAATTTGAACTGTGCTTCCTCCTGCGGTTTGAGAAATTCCTTTTTCATTAAACATAAAATATTCTTGAAAACCAGAAGTATCAAGTTCAGGACCCTCTTTACCTTGAGTAATTTTTGGTTGTCTAACCTTTTTTATTTTTAGGGGATCTATTGGACGTAGTTCTAATATACCACGTTTGGGATTTTTGGTATCAATGATAATGTGGAAAAACAATCTACCATCAACATACCATTTTCGGAATAGTTCGTAACCGATTTTTCGAAAATCTAGCAAACGAATAAGTTCTGAAAATTCGTACTTTATCTGTTCTTGAATATCATCTGATAAGCTTGATTTTTCTAGGCTGATACTGACAGGAGATTCTTCCCTATTTGTAACAATAGCCTCATTAATAACATCATCAATTGCTTGGTCACATTCAGGATATGTTGCCATTTCCCGATATTTTCGAATCAATTCTAATTCATTTTTGGCGTAGCCCTCTAGATCTACATACGTTCCGTATGCTCCACCTGAAGGACCAACTTCAAGTGCACCATCTTCTGGTTCAGGAAGTGCAAAAGACTTTTTCGCCTTTTGATCTTTGTCAACTCTTCCTATAGAAAAACCGAATAATTCAACTGCCATACATCTTTCCTAATAGGGTAAAATGGGAGCGGATTACCACTCCCATATAAAGTTCTTTCATATTAAATATATATCAACTATATCCTGCGCCACTATTTGGTGAACGCCAATAACTATATTCCCATGTTACATCAAAAGTTTGAATATCGTTAGTGTCCCAAGATAAAGTAATATCTCCTGTACTTGATGGCCAACAATCAATAAATTCATAAGTCTTAGTAGATGATCCACCATCTTTCGAGATTTGTTTAAGTTTCATAGTTCCCGTGTAACTACTAATTGCTTCAAAACCTGGAGCTCTTTTATTTGTTTTATGAGAATTAAGTCTTTCCATCCAACTTTCAAGGTGATTTCTAATCATCATTTCTTCATCATTATAAATTGAAGTTGTTAATGTAGCTGCGGCTCTATTACCAGGAATGTTCATAGCTCTTCCCATATATGTAACAGAAGCTGTTTCTAGAGTTGAAGCGGGAAATGTTACACCTTTACACATGAATTTGAAATCAGCGATAGCTCCGTCACCTATTGTGCCTTGACTACCAGTAAGTTCAGCTTCAAATAAACTTGCTAATGCTCCACCAGAACTTAACTTTGAGGTGAAGTTATCTATGTTAAATGCCATTTTGTTTTTCTCCGATGATTAGATTGAGATGATGGGGAAGTCTTTTTTACAAGTGCCCTCTTCAGGAACCATCGTCTTCCCCCATCTGTCTGTTATATTTATATGACTTTTTTACCGATTATCTTGCACCGATAATTTCTTCAAATTCTACTCCACTTCTAACTGCAACAAATTGTAATTGTATGAAGTTAATGGAACGTGATGGTTTGACGTAAATATCTCCACGAAATTCGTTTCGATCTACTACATCTCCAGGATTATTACTGTCATCACAGACAACCGCAAAATCTTGAATTCCACCTCTGCCTTGAATATCTCTCAAGAAAGGTTCAACTGTTGCTACGAATCTACTTCGTGAAAATGCATCGTTGAATTCGAACAAGAAAGAATTGGCCATCTTAGCAATTGATTTTTCCAAAAGGATAAACAACCTACGAACATTGATACGATCAAATGCACTTGGTTTTGCTAATAGAGTTTTATCACCAAAAAGTAGTATTCCACTTCCTGGCATTGCTGTAACAGGATTAACTCCATTCTTATAAAGTTCATCCCTATTTGTTTTATTTGGATTAAAAGGAAGTTTGATTGCATTTCGGATATTACCACGATCAATCCCTGCTGGTGACCAGAAAGGATCTCTTGATTCATCAGTAAATGCACAACATCCTGCAACATCACCATTCAATGGAACATATCTGTATACATCATTGTATTTGTCATACATGTATTTCCATCCGGAATCCATAACGGCATAAGAAGAACTAGGCATAGAATTTCTATGACCAACTACATCTGTAGTTTCACTTCCTGCGTTATCCACAACGTTTGCTTGAAGTGGTGAAATAAATGCTACACAATCTTTACGATATTCTGCAATGTTATTAATTGCGTGTATCTGAGTAGCGGCTGTTGCATCAGCTGTCATCAGTAATGTTACATCAATTTCTTCAGTATTTTTGAATTTATCTAAACCTGTTTGAATATTACCGGCAGTCGAGGCTGAACCTGCGGCTCCATCTGCTAGACTTCCAGATACGATAATTCCTTTACCATTAAATGTTCCTGTAGCGGCTCCACCCCATGCGAGTGTTGAAAGAGCGGCATCTACATCACCATCTGCATGATGATCCATCCAACGTACATAAGAAGATTTTCTATTTACCAAATCTTTGTAGTAAATACTTTGACCATCTTCTCCTTTGGCTCCACCGGAAACTGAACCAGTATAAGTTTCTACTACTGTATTGTTTGCTCCAGTAAATTCTCCATCTTCATCAACTACAACAACATGAATTTCATCCTGTGCTCCACCATTTCTTGCACAATGTGCTGAAGTAACTGGCTCACTATCGAATGAATCTGCATATTCCCATCTTCGTGAATAAGTGTTAGCTGCGGCGGCGGAAACAAAAGGTTCTGAGACTGTCAATACTGTATTACTTGTAATTGAAGAAACTTTTCTTTCTTCTGCAGTACCAACAAGTTTAATTAAATCTCCCACATTTACTTGAAGATCAAAAAATGTATTAGTTCCTGTACAAGTAACACCATTAGCACTTGCAGCTATTGTTCCAATCATTTGACCGGCGGGTTCACCGAATCCTGATCTCTTATGTCTAACCATTGCTCCTGAACCAAGATCTGATCCGTAGGCACTCTTTGCAACTACTGTTGTTGCATTTGTAATGGTTTGTACTATTAATACTTTAGTACCTAATGTAAGTGTATCTCCGACACTTAATTCTGTAGTAAATGCTGTTCCTGAACCGGCAAGTGCTCCACTTGATTGTGTCCAAGCAGCTGTTCCTGTTAGAGCAGTATCTGTATTACTATTAAGTGTTCCATCAGTATTTGTGTTTGCTTTAGAAGCTGCACACATGGAAACTCTTAAACTGTTTCCAAGATCACCTGGATATTTTGCTACAAACGGACCATAATCATCAGTCTGTGTACCACCCATATCTGGGTCATACGTATTTTCATAAGTTTCATCGTTTGCGATATATACTGTGTTTGAGGTCAGCATTGTCGCGTTTTTTGCATCTGAGGTATTAGGTGTACGGACTACTTTAAGATTTCCCGAATATGCGAGATAACTTGCGGCAGTAAAAAATGTTTTGTACGTGGCAGCATCAGGCTTACCAAAAGTACTCGATAATTCGGATTCATTTGATACTGTTGTTGCCCAATATGAAGGTCCCCACCTAAAAGGACCGGCGATTGCACCCTCTGTCATGGAAATTTCAGGAACGACAGTCGTTAAATCAATTTCTTTGGTTACAACGCCCGGACTAATTGTAAAAGGCATCTTATCTCTCCTATATTAAGTTGAAAGATTGGTTTCTTAAGGGTATTTTTACCATTGTACTGTTATTTATTATTTTGTAGTTCTCTAAAACCATAAATATTAAGAGTTCTCATAAATAATTCAAGGATTTAGATGGATAAACTCACATTATTTAATACCAAAAAAATAAAAGACCGATTTCTTAAAAAGGTTGACCTATCAGAAACACATACTAAGTGTCATATCTGGCTTGCTTCAAAAAATAAAACAGGTCATGGTATGTTTTCTGTTATGGGGAAAACTATACCTGCTAGTAGATATTCCTTCATGATGTATAAAGGTGAAGTAGCAGACCATGAAGTAATAACTCAAACTTGTTTTAATCCTTCTTGTGTAAATCCCGAACACCTTGAATTATCAGACAAAAGAAGATTAGGTAAAAGAATTTCTGTTAATCCAGCTCAATTAGAATCAGGATCTATTAATTTCTTAGTAAGATTAAAGAAAGAAAGACCTGATTTAGTTAATAAAATTGAAGATTTAATAAACGAAATTAATAATCCACCTACTGAAGTTAATTTTGAAGATATAGATCCTTTTAGTAGTACACTCTCGTAGTTTCACCATCTACTGTCCATACTGTACCTTTATCATCTTTAAAAGATTCTTCCTCTTGACCATCATCTATAATACCAAATGGTAACATATCTTGTTCTAACGTTTCCATTTGTTCTTCCCACATCTTTTTTCGTATATCCATATTTGTCATTTCTTTAAAGTATCTCTGTTGTACTAACCACCCAAATATCACTAAGGTCATTGCTATATCATCATGTGCGCCTTCCTCTGCCTGATATGTGTTATTCTGTAGGGCAAAGGTTGTAAGTTCTCTAATTGTATTAAAGTCTGGAATAATTAATTGATCTTGTTCAATCAAGTCTTTTAGAGTTGCACATCCAATTCTCTTGATTTGTTTACTTGTCCTTAGTCCTAATTGGATATTCTTTGCGAATCCACCACCTATTTGTTGTCCTGCTCTACCTCTCATAGTAATGATCATAATATTCTCATACTCTAAATCGTAGTGTAGAGTATCAGCAACTTGTGATCCAATATCATTTACTTCAACAAGAACATGAGCATTATTATACTTATTTCCAACTTGATATATCACATTTGGATATAACATAGGAGAAATTTGATTATCTCTATAAACTGCAACTTGTTTGTATGGCATTTGTGAAACATCAAATACTGAGAAAGCAGAAAAGTCTACACCTTTTCCTTGTGCGGTATCTGCTACTAATGCGTATGTATGATTCTTTATTGGATGTTCATATACATCTAAATTGTTACTTTGATGAATAGGATTCTTGAACACCATTGTTCTAAGTTTTGATGGAGCAATCAATGTATAAGTTGATCCTACAAACTCACATTCAAATTCTTGTGTAAACTGTACTTCACTTGTATTCTTGATTGTTTGTTCTTTCCATTTACCATCTCGACCAGGCATCTCCGACCAATGTACTTCGATGGGAACATATTCACTTCGACCCTCTTCTGCTTCTACCCACATCTTATAGAACATATTCAATCCAAGTGGAGTTGAAACAATTAATACCTTTGTAGATTCACCTGAGGAAATAGTAGGATATACAGAAGTGAAAAATTGTTCTGCTATATTTTGAGGTACATGAGCAAACTCATCTAGGAAAATAATATTAAAGGAACTACCACGAACAGCTGAACTAGAGGTTGCAGATGCTATAACTTTAGATCCATTTTCTACTTCGATGTTACCTTTATTCCATATAACTACTCCTTGCTGTAACCATTTGGGTAGATGTTCGTATGCAAGTTGTAGTCTTGAAAGAAGTTCTCTTGCTACTGCTCCTTTGTTAGCGAGAATAGCAACGTTGACACTTTCATTAAACAAAATGTAATGAAGGAGAAAGGAAATAATCGTAGTAGATTTTCCTGTTTGTCGTGGCATTTTACAAATTACAAAACGATTATCATTAAATTTTCTGATCATATCTTTTTGATAATCGTACATATCAAAAGGTACTAACCCTTTATCTACATGAACGATTTGGACATAACTACGTATGAAATGTTCAGGATCATCTTTACACTTCACATATTCTTGAAGTGTTTCCTCTGTCCATTCTACATTTTGTCCTACGTTTTTTAAATTTGGATTGCCGAGATAAGTTTCACTCGCCACGTTTTCCCTTCAGTAACTTTTGTAGTTCAGCTGTAGACCCCACAAATACTGCGTTATTAACAGTAGTAGTGTGTCCACCCTTTTCTATACTTAGTTCTTTTTTGGTTTTATGTAGACCCATTAACTCTTTATTGGCATCCAAGCCGGATTTAATTAATTGTCCTACTACTTCAAAAGCACGAGGATGTTCTGATTGTTTAGCAATTTCCAACATCTCTTCTATTGCATCTTGATTTCGTTC